CCTCCAGGGACCGCACAGGCGCACAGAAAGAACTCGATGAAGCGGGCAGGCGAGGCGGGGTCCCGACAGCGCGCCGCGGGTGCTAGAGGCCCTGATACGCGCCATGACCAACAACACCGGCACGCCGCTGCCGGCCCAAGGCATACGCCGGGGGAACGCGGCAACCACCAACCAACCATGCAAGGAACCGCAATGTCCGACACCACCACCCAGCCCAGCGCATTGACCACCGTCGAACTGGATCAACCGATCCGGCGTGGGGAGTCCGAACTCAAGAGCATTCAGATCCGCAAGCCCAAGGCCAGTGAACTTCGAGGCGTCTCCCTTTCGGATCTGTTCGACATGAAGGCTGATGCCGTGCTGACCATGATCCCGCGGGTGAGTAGCCCCACACTCACCGCCAACGAGGTCAATCAGCTCGAAGCATCCGACTTTGCGAAGTTTGCCGTTCGCCTGGTCGCAAGCCTTCTCCCGCAGGAAAGTCAGCAGGAAGTTGCGAGCCTCGGGCTTAACTGATCGACCTGAACTGCCGGGCGCCCCAGGCGCTCCGGCCCCAATAACAGGAAGGAAGACCCACCATGGACACGCTTCGCCTACGGGTGGAACTCGACGCCATCAACAAGGCCACGGGCCCACTTCGGGAAGTCCTCAAGGGCACCACGGCGCTAAAAAAGGGGGTTGAGGAAGCCCGCAGGGAGTTGAAGGGCCTGACGGCTCAACAGAAGCAACTGGAAGATTTCAGGCATGCCACCAGTCGAGTGGCTGAAACGGCACAGGCCATGCAAGAAGCCAGCCGGCGCGCCCGAGACCTTCGAGACTCCATCATCGCGGCAGCGACCCCTTCCAAGAACCTAACCGAGGAATACAGAGCAGCCCGGAACGAACTCCGGAACCTGACCAGGGCCCACGAGCGCGCGAAAGAGGCACAGGCCGCCGCCAACAGGGACATGGAGAAGGCCAAGATTCCGGTCAATGAGCTGGCCAGTCGGCAATCGAACCTAGCCCGGCAGATCGAGACCGTCACCAGCCGCCTTGAGCAACAGCGCATCCAGATGGAGCGCGTGAAGCGCGTGCAGCAGAATTGGCAAGCCTTGCAGGAACATCGGGCAGCCATGCTCAACGTGGGTACGGCAGCAACGGCCAGCGGAACGGCCGTTGGTCTTCCGCTCCTGAAGACAGTCAAGGACTTCGCCGCCCTCCAGACGGCCACCACTGACCTCAAGGTCGCGATGATGGAGGCCGGCAAGATCGTACCGGCGGAGTTCGAGCAGATCGCCAGCAAGGCCCGGGAGCTTGGATCGCGCCTGCCAGGGACTGGCGAAGACTTCATGAAAGCAGGTAAGGCTCTGGTGGAACAGGGCGTGAACTTCAAGACGATCATCGACGGTGGTCTTGAGGCAACCAGTTACCTGGCCGTGCTTCTGAAGCTGGAAAAGGACCGGGCCGCGGAGTTCATTGCCAAAGCGCGTGAGGTGCACGGGCTCCAGGACAAAGACCTTCCCGCGGGCGCCGACCTCATGCAACGCGCCAGATTCGGCTTCGGGCTCAAGCCCGACCAGATCTACGAAGCCATGGCCTACGCCGGCACCGACATGAACATCAAGGGTCTGATGGGCGACCTCCAGACCATGAAGGAGTATCTGGCCCTGCAGGGCATAGCTGCGGGCGTCGGTCTGGAAGGATCATCCTTCGGCACGAACTTCGCCCACATGCTCAAGGCAATGGCGAACGTGAACAAACTGGATGACGCCAAAGGATCGGAGGGGAGTTACGTCAGGGACTTGCTCGCATCGAAGAACGTGAAGCTCGACTTCTTCGATGCCGCCGGGCAGTTCGCCGGCTTCGGCAAGATGGTTCAGGAGTTGGAGAAGCTCAAGCAGTTCAAGCCCCAGGATCAGGAGCGGATCCTCAAGAAGCTCTTCGACACCGAAGGCGGACGCCCCGCAGCCATCTTTCTCAAGAACGGCATGTCCGGATTCCAGGATGCCATTCAGAAGATGGACAAGCAGGCATCTCTCAATGAACGCGTGGGAGAATCGCTGAGCACCCTGCAGAACAAATGGGACGCCCTGGGCGGCACCTTCAACGAGTTCAGCACCAAGGTAGGCAGCCTGCTGGCCCCTGCCGCCGAGAAGATCATCGACCTCGCCAACCGCATGGTGAGCGGCATCAACAAGTTCATCGACGAACACCCAGGCCTATCGCAGGTGCTTGTTACCAGCGCCGCGCTATTTGCCGGCCTCGCTGCGGGCGTCGGTGGCCTATCCCTTGCCGCGTGGGCCGTCACGGGCCCCCTTGGCGTGCTAAAAGCGGGCTTCGAAATTCTCGGCATTGGAAAGTATCTCCCTGACCTTGGCAAACTGGCGGACAAAGCTCTACCACTCATCAGAGGCGCATTCGTCGCCCTGGGCGCGGTAGTCCGTGCACATCCAATCGGCGCATTGATCACCACCCTCGCGGGCGCAGCGGTGCTGATCTGGAGTAACTGGGACAAGATCGGCCCGAAGCTGAGCGAATGGTGGGAGCGACTGAGCAACTTCATCGCCGAGAAGATCGGTTACATCGTGGAGAGGTTCGCGGCTCTCAAGCGCGCCGCGTCCCTGGACTTCAGCCAAGCCAGCTCCGCCACGGTCGGCGCCAAAGCGCTTGTGGGCGCTGGTGGAGCCTTGGTAGGGCCTTCGCAACCCCTCCGCCCTGCGGGCTCCCAGCCGCTCAACTACAGCGCACCCACCACCTTCAATATCACCGCTGCACCAGGCCAGTCACCAGAGCAGATTGCCCAAGCAGTTGATCGGCGCCTGGAAGAACGTAACCGCCAAGCCGCGGCCGTCCGGCGCAGCATCTTCAGCGACAACCACTAGCAGACCACTCCGACATGACCCCCGACTTCCGTGTTCTCCTCGACGGCCAAGATCTCACCACACGCATCTCACCGCGCCTGGAATCCCTTCAACTGATTGACGCCCGCGGGTTCATCGTGGATACACTGGATCTCACGCTGACCGACCATGACGGGGCGCTCTCCATTCCACCCCGAGGGGCAAAGCTCCACCTCTTCCTTGGGTGGAAGGAGTTCTCGCTGGAAGACAAGGGCACGTACATCGTGGATGAAGTGGAGCACGCCGGATCCCCCGACAAGCTGACGATCAGAGCCCGATCTGCCGATCTCAGATCCACAATCACCAGAAAGCTCGAATGCTCCTACCACGACATCAACCTGACCCTGGGAGACATCGTGCGCACCATCGCCGCCCGCAACGGCCTCGAACCACGCATCACACCAAACCTGGCGAGCATCAAGGTAGAGCACGTTGACCAGGTCGGCGAATCGGATGCCGCCCTGCTCACCCGCCTGGGCGACGAGAACGGAGCAATCGCCACCGTAAAGGCCGGCAATCTCCTGTTCATTCGGCCTGGCCAGGCAACAACCGCCAGCGGCTTGCCATTACAGCCCGTCACCATCGAACGGGCGCTGGGCGATCAACATCACTTCATCGTTGCCGACCGCGGAGCCTTCACCGCCGTCCGCGCCAACTACCATGACGTGAAGCTGGCGCAACGCGCCTTTGTCCAGATCGGTGAGGAAGAAGAGATTGACGGCCGTGACTTTGAGACCACAACCCAGCCCAGCGCATCCAACGTAAAAACGCTCCGGCACACCTACGCCAACAAGGCCAACGCCGCCCGCGCGGCGCGGGTGGAACTCGACCGCATCAAGCGCGGGGTGGCGTCGTTCCAGATCACCCTGGCAGAAGGCCGCGCCGACCTTTTCCCCGAACTGCCCGTTTCGGTCAGGGGGTGGAAACCCGAAATCGACAACCCGGCATGGCTGATCACCCGAGCAACGCACCGGATTGACAGCCAAGGATTCACCACCACCCTGGATCTCGAACTGAAGATCGATGACTAGCCCGGCCCCAACCAACTGCACGCCCATCAGCACCGCCCACCTGATGGGAATCAGCATCACGGATCTGCTCAACATGGAAGCCGGCGCCATCCGTCACCTGCAAGGCCGGCTACAGGGCGCTGGCGATGCTGCAAGCCTGGATGACGATCCCGACGTAACCCAGCTGATCACCTTCGGCATCCAGGTCGCCGATCAGATCATCGGCGCCCTTCATCAAGCCCGAGCGCGGCTGCCCGATGCAGAGCTGCGCCTTCCACCCTACGTCGATGACGCCATTGCAGACCTCGCCCTGGTCTTCCACTGGCCGCTATCCGAACTCACCGCCCTTCCGCTGGCAGACCTTATCGTCTGGAGAGAACGGGCCCGAATCCGCGCCTGCCCCGATGAATAACCCTCAAGGGGCTTGACGGCAGCATCCCGCCCAGCGCATGAT